TTTTAGGTTGTATTCTAATTAGCATATGAATCCTGCGTTTAAAAGCTTCTGGGCTTATAATGGACACAGGTTTGATCACATCTAAATTCGTGGTTGCAAAGACAAATTTTGAATTAAAGAATACTTTCCCTTTCTTCTCAAGCTCTGCCATAGGAAGGGGGTAGGGGATAGAATTCACCATGTTTATAAGACTCATAAAATCAGACTCCTCACCTGTCGAGGTATCGGCAGACTGTCCAAAGTCATCAAGAACTGTTACAATATGTTTTGAAGTATATGTATCGAAATGTTTAAGACCGGATCTCTTGTAAAAGACATAATTATGGTTATGCTCTTTTATTTGGTTGTGTAGTTCAGAGTTGGTCACCCGGAGGGTTACAGCTGTACTCAACATTGACATGAGGATGGACTTACCTGTATCAGGGGGGCCTCTGAAGAAGCAACATACTGGTTCTTGTCGAACTCCACCATTTGTAAATCCATATCCTGACATAACATCCATCATCTTAGAATAACGCGAATGCATCCTAAAGAGTATCTGGATCATATTCGAGGTCTCGTTATTTCTAGGAACACGCTTCAGCATATTCTCAAGAAGACTGACTATATTAGCCAACATCTGGAAATTCTCTTCATTGACAGAAAAATCATCATTGCGGATTTTATTTTCTATCCAGTCAGAACAGTCTGTGATCTCAACCATATACGGGTTATCACTAGTTGCAAAGATTCTACGGTAATCACCGGGTCCATATAGCTTCCTTATTAGGAAGTTATACAATCTTTCAATCGTCTTTATGACGATAGCAACTATATCTTTAATACCGTTAGTGGCTCTTGACCAATTACCGACTGTCTTAAAGAATTCCTCGGCCAATTTCCTTTGTTTCTCCGGTAGAGAAAATGTCAGGAAAAGAGACAGAAGCCTAGAGATATCTATCATCTCAGAAACACCATCTTGTGGTCTGTTAGAATTGATAAATCTAGAAACAGCTTCGACAACGTCTCCTCGAAAATTATATGAGAATAACACTGTCCCTACTGCTAGTTGCGTCCAAGCTCTTTTGCAAGTCTGATCTTTGTTCAATCGAACGCATGCATCAATACTCGCTACAATGGAAATTAGACCCAGGAACTCTTTGGCTTTAGACAAGTTATCAAAGAGTGAAAAGCACTTGTCAACCATAGTTCCTACAATGGTAGTAGCATTATCAGCTTTTACAGCAAGATTGGCAAAAGCATTCTGCGTATCTTCATTTGTTAACTTAGAACTACTAAGCTTCTCTACCAGTGTGTCAATATTACCAATAGTACTTTTGACTTCTTTACCGGACATAAACTTTAGTAGATCGTTTACTGAATCCATATCTAGATCAGCTAGATTATTGATCGCACCAGATACATCCGCCCCTAAATCGGGCATTAGACTTATCTCTGGTCTCAGGTTGCTTTGTGGTCGCACCCTAGAATTGATTTTCTTATCTCTTCGGATGCGTATTTTATCTTGTGCTATTCTCCTTTTATCTCTCATGTTGGCACCAGTATAAGAATGGGTGCTTTTGTGAGGTGGGGTTAAGGAATTTAGCTCTGAAAGAGTTAATTCTGGGTTCTTTGTGTCGAGGTTTTTTTTAGGGGCCTGTTCGGCAGATCCTAATTGCTTGTTATCCGTCACTAACTTGGTCTCTCTTGGTGTGTTCATTTTCATATAAAGAAGGATACTCATCCAGGGAGCCGAACCATATTACCCATTCGGCCGAGGCGGTTGGTACCAAGGTGGGCTGCTAGTTCGCATATATATTCAAATTAAAGGCGGGTTCATTACTTCCTGAAAGGCTTGTGGTCCACGACGACACTTCAAGTGATCTATCCTAAAATATCCTATATTAGCTATAGCATAACGACTT